AACTGGCCGAAGGCCACAACCACGGCCGTCAAGGCTTCGGAGGGCGGCAGCACATCCAGGCGCCGCACCGACGGGTGGCAGGCCTGCCCCAGGAAGGTGGCCTCACGCTGCAGCAGCGCGGTGCTGCCAATCGCCTTCTGGATCAACAGCGCCTCACGCACCGACAGGTGGTGGTGCAAGTTGGTGGGGTTGAGCTTGTGCGTCAACGTGCCCTTGGGCATGCCCACCGCGTCGGCCACCGCCGCCACCCCGCCGGGGAAGGAATGCACCATCTGATAGGCCACCAGCAGCACATCGTCCACAGAGAGTTTGTCGGCCGAGGGGCCTTCTGCGACATAGCCACCGGGCATCGATATCGAGACACTGAGAGTCATGAAAACACCTCACACTTCCAACGAGTCGCAGCCCACCAGCTTTGAAGCGCTGAGCGCAAAGCTGGAAGCCATGGAACTGCTGTTGCAACAAATCACCTTGGTGCTGGAATGCGAGCCGCGCTTCACGGCCGAGAAACTGCACCACTGGAGCGGCATCTGCATAGACCGCATGCTGTCCACTGGCAGCGCGGCGCCACAGACCGTGGCCGCCCTGCAGGAACTGCGCAAACGGGTGACGGCATGAACACCGCCCGTCAACGCACAAAGGGCGCCCGCCCTGGCCTTGGATACGATGGAAGCTCCGACACAACCAACGCCAAGGAGGACGGACATGAACATCGTGAGCGCACGAGAACTAACCGCACTGCAATTTGCCAACAACGGACGCGCAGTCCTCATGCACTTGAAACAGCAGGATGGCAACACCATCGGCCTGGAAGTGGAGCGAAGCACGTTGCCAGACCTCATAAAGGCGCTGATGGTCTTTGCTCAGCGGGATGGCGAGCAGCACCCTCCCCCGCTGCCGCTTCCAGAAACCGCGCACAACGAAGCATTGCTTTTGCCATGCGAGGAAATTGCGACACAAACCGCGCCAGAGGGGCTTTGGGTGAAGCTTCGCGTTGGGTCTCTGGACCTTTCTGTCGCACTCCCGGGGAAGAGCGCAGCAAAAGCTCTTGGAGAGAGCCTTCTTCTCGCCTCCAAATCGTGAACCAGTCAAACTGCTGGCTTGAAGCCGGCAGCCGATCAGGCTCTGCCACACGCCCCAACAACGGTGCAGATCCAGGCACGTGGGCACCCGCGGCTTCGCTCATGTATTTCGACAAACGATCTGCCAGCCAGGCCGCATGCTCTTGGGTCAGGGCGATTCGCAGAATCTGTCCATCCGCAGTGTCAAAAGCCAAGGCAACGCGGCCAGTTGCGAAACACACCGGCAGCACACAGCGAAGCACGCTGTCTTGGTACGACGGGGGAATACGGGATTGGGCTTCAGCCATGGGGCACCTCCTGGGTGGCTGGCTGCACGGCAGCCTGCGCTTGCTCACCCCAAACACGCAGCATTTCAGGTGTCGCGTGCTGGCGCAAAAAGTAAGAGGCATAGACAGGATCGACATGAAACCCATCGTGCTCGGCAAGCAATTCGCCGTCTTCGGCAAACACCTGCAGCACCTCGCGCCGCATGTCGCCCTCGCCACGGAAAAAAGTCACCAACACCACCTTCGCCGCACGGGCGGTCAAAGGATCAGCGCATTCCGCGCCCCGAGGCGGAAACTGCTCAGCCATGGGGCACCTCCTGGGAAGGCTTGACACGCCGGCCACGGCGGGCTGCGGTGGCAGCAGCCAGGTCGATATCGCCCAACTGCTCTTTGCGCGTTTCGCGCAGCAGCATCATTCGGGCATGGGGGATGCCGTCACGCTTCCAGTCACTGACGCTGGGCATGCGCACATCAAACAGACGCGCCACCTCAGCGGTGCCGCCGAGCACGTCAATAACTTGGGTTGCATGAGGATTCATGCGGCAAATGTTAGTTCAAGCTAATCATTAAAGCAAGCCCAAGCAAACAAATAAAAAGTTAGGCTAAACTAATGAAAAGCATCCAAGAGCGACTGGCCGAAATCTTCCCTCCCCCGATGGAGCGAGGATTCATGGCACGCATCGCAGAGCTATGCGACGTGAGCAGACCTACCGTTTCGGCCTGGTTCAACAATCCAGAAAAAGTCATCAGCATTAGCCGCACAAATGCTGAAAAGATATGTGCAGCATTCGCCACCAACATTTCCCCAGCTTGGCTTGCTGAAGGCATCGGCAGCAAAGAGCTTTCCGATAACGTCGTAGTTGCCGACCACCGCAACATCGAGCCCGGACCAGACCTGCGCGCCAAAGTACCGTTGGTGTCATGGGTGCAAGCCGGCGCCTGGTGCGAGGCTGTGCACACCACGCATGTGACTGAGGCTGAGCGCTGGATGGATTGCCCAGTTGCCCACAGCAGTCAAACCTTTGCCCTGCGTGTGCGTGGCGACAGCATGACGGCCCCCAGTGGCGCCGCACGCACCTACCCCGAAGGCTGCTTTATTTTCGTGGACCCTGAGCGCAAGAACCCAGTGAACGGTGACCGCGTAGTGGCCTGCCTGCTGGACGCCAACGAGGTGACCTTCAAGATCTACAAGAACGAAGATGGCCGCCAGTGGCTACAGCCACTGAACCCCACACATGAGCCAATTCGAGAACCTTTCCGGGTGCTTGGCACGGTGCTGGGCAAGTGGGAAGATGGATAAATTATTCGGAGATAAAATTGCTAGCGCCGGTAACTAATTCAAAAACAAAACAAAGAAATGCTACATTCCATGCATTCCATATAATCACACATTCCACTCCTACAGGAATAAATATTGAAGACTTTATTTGGAACACATTAACCAATCCAAATAATTTTGATTCAAATGGAATTTCACTTCTTACAACCAAGCACCAAAGCACGGGATTCGCGATTGAATTACGTGAGTTTTCTGAAGATGGAAAATTTGCAATCGGCTGTTTAGCACGCTGCCGCGAAGACTCTCCTCCGGTTAGAAAACCAGATAAATCAGAGGTTCTTCGCCCCCTACTATCAGGCCATACATATCTGGAAAAAAACTACTTTCTCTATAGCAAAGAGGATCGGGTTTTACTATGGCAATTTAATATGTCTGCAAATCATTATTCAACGTTTGCAAGCATGCTGAATGTTTTATCAGGTGGACAAGCCGCATTTATTTGCGTGCCTAATATAAATCCTACCAAGGTTGACTTCAACAATATTGAAATAGAATATATTGATTTCAAACTGAGCATGCCTCGCACAAAAAAGCAAAGGCGACAAGTAATTGATAGCTCTCCATTAAATTGGGGAATTTTCAACCCCTTTAAGCTAATGGAAGATATGGGCATGCAAAGTTACTCTGGAAAATTTTCTGCAAGTAGAAATAGAAGCTTGGCAGAAAAATCTTTGGACTTCGCGGCAAACCTATCAAGCCAAAATACACTACGCAAATTGAAGCTAAAACTGGAAGACTGTGATGAGCCCATTGACGTGCTAGCATCAAGATTCCGTGCAACAGAACCAGTCAACTACCATGAGGGGCAACATCTTGACAACACAAGCATGTTCGATGCTCTCAAGCGAGTCTGGGAAAAGTATGAGCAGCAGGCTGCTCAAACTTAAGCAGATTGCTTTAGGCCAAGCCAAGCTATGGCTTTTTGCCGTACTTGTCACCATTTGCATGTATCTATGGCTGGATGAAAGCAATTTCTTTGCAGAATTTATCATTGCCAACGACGATAGTCGCAGAAACTTCGGCATCCTTATTGCGCAACTTTCTGGCGCATTTGCAGCATTTCTTCTGACATCCATTGCCCTAGTTTTTACACTTCCTGATCGCCCACTTCTTAGCGAAATGCGTCACTCAGGGCACTTTTTAGAGCTGTGCGCTACCCTAGCCTCAGCAATTGCTGGCTGCGGTATTGTGCTTCTTTTATCTGTTTGCTTAGCTGCTGCTGCTGCACCAAGCACTTGGATAACGCTTCTGATAAGCACTTTTCCGGCTCTAGCGATGTTGCTTTTTCAAGCAGCGCTACGCTTTTTTTTAACGATGGTCGCAATGGCGCTACCTTCTTAGCGCACCCTAAAGGAGCCCGCCCCGTGCGGGCTTTTTTTCGCCTCAATACCGCCGCTCGAGCCAGCGAGCACACCACGCCACATACCAACCGGCTGCCGCTGCAACCGCCAGCATGAACAAGCCCCACCCTGTGGTTGCGAGCGGCAGAGCATCAAACACCTGATCTGGAAGTTGCAGCCCAAAGCGCCCCTCCACACGATCAAGCCTGCGCATCAATACCCAAGATACAAAGAACAGCGCTGTGCAGACGCTGCACACAACACCACCGAACACCCGCCAGCACTTTGGGCAGGCCAAGAGGATTTGCAACAAGACTTCCATGGACACATGATGCCTATAGAGAACAAGCATGACCAGACAGGAGGCAGTCAACATGCACAGACTGTTGCGCCGCGCCCTACCGTATGCATATGCCATCTGCGCCATTGTCGGGATAGCAATTGCCATATGGGAATGGCTAGCGGAGTAGGCAAGGCGACGAACGGTAGCTTTAACAAACAAATTGTTAGCTTTATCTATTGACCTATAGTTAGCTTTGACGAACAATTCACCCATCGCAGCACTATGCGATGGGCACCACGGCATCGACCGGGGCCACGCCCCGGATCGTTAACAAGAGAGTGGTGATTCCTGCCGCCAGCACATTGCTACCATCACACCCACTACCAAGGGAGGCGTGATGGCACTTACGACATGCCAGGACTGCGGGCACCAGGTCAGCACCAGGGCCAGCAACTGCCCACAGTGCGGCGCACCGCAATCGGCGCAGCAATCAGGCAGCAGACACACAGCAAGCAGCGAGAGCGGTTACGGAAACATCTTTCCGGACATGCGGGCGCCAGACAGCAAAAAGTCCAACCTGTTTGGCTGGGTCGTGATTGGCGTGGTTGTCGCAGCTTTTGGCTCATGCGTGCTGAACACACCCAAGCGCACTGGCCCCAGCGTCACGGATGCTTTGGGCGCATGCCGGACCGCCATCCTTCAAGTCGCCAAGGACCCGGATACCGCAAAAATACCCTACGTCGACGGTGCCGAAAGCTCCTCGCAGTTCACATTCACATGGAACCGCGAGACCAGTCTGATCAGGATGAGGAACGGCCTGGGCCTGGAAGTGCCAGCCACTGCTGTATGCCGATTCAGCAAAAGCGACAATCAAGTGAGCACGTTGCAACTGGACGATCAGATCCTCATTGCCAGATGACGGCAGCAATCACCACTCTCGAAACTGCTTGATAAAAGCCCCCAAGCCAGCCGCTGCGACAGCGCCTGCGACTGCGGGGCCTGCCCATGACCGCGCCAGCAGTGAAAGAAAAGGCGCAAATCACCCTCTCCCTGCTGCAGGCCGCACCAAGTCCACCGCGTGCGCCGGTGACCAGCACAGGGGATGTTTCCCAGACCAGCCGCCCTGCCCCACATGCCAGGCAGGCCCGCTGGCCAGGAACGCCCACCTGCTGTGGCGCGGTAACAGCAGGATGCAGCAGCACCCGCCGGGCTGGTGGGTGTTGCGCAAACCCAAGAGTCTTGGAACAGGGCGTTTGGGTTTGAGCAAAAACTCCGAATGGAAGAGACTATGCACATCGAACCACACACGCACTATCAAGCCATGGACCGCGACGAACTCATACGCCTTGCAGGCGAGCAAGCGCTACTCAAAAAAGAAACCGGCGAACTATCAGCCAACCAACAGCGCGATATGCAGGCACTGCGCAACTTAGCCAACAGCATTGGCAGCAGCAAAGACTGGCATAGCCGTGGAATTGATTTACTCAACAATATCAAGGAACGCGAAACGCAAATCGCATTGAACTATCACCGTCTGAACGAGCTAGCGAAGCTGACAGGGATCAATTGATAGCCCACCAGCTACAGACGACACCTTAGGTCACACACCCAGCCCACCACCCGGTGGGCTTTTTTTCGCCTAGCTTTTAGGAGCAATCCATGCAGATCCATACCTCCCCATGTCAACCCGTTAATTTGGACTTGATTGGACTAGAGAAGATTGCGCAAGAGATTGCCGCAAATGCACGGCGCGCCTTCAACAGCGCACAGAACTATCCCGAAGGAAGCTATGGCAGGCGATTTATTGAGCATGGCGCTGTGTGCTATTTCAACAGCTACACCCAACTCAAGCGCTTCATTGATACAGCCGCCAAGAGCACGCAGCAATCAGCATGACTACAGCCCACCACCCGGTGGGCTTTTTTTTCGCCTGGAGATTTTGAAATGTAAGCCACCGGCCACGCGGGCCTGAAGCGCCGCAACCCCTGCAGCGTCAGCAGGGCCACCCCAACTTCTGCGCATCACACCGGAGACAGCGCAATGCAGAAACACGATTTTTTTTCCCGACTGATCCAAACACAATCCCTGGGCCCAAACATGGCGCCCACCAAAGCACAGGAAAAACCCGACCGCATTTACATATGCAACGCCTGTAGCGAAGAGCATGAAGACAGCGGAAGCGCGCAGAAATGCTGCCCGCCAGACACTCTTTACCGCTGCAACGTCTGCCGCAAAAAATACAGCGACGAGGACGATGCCATGGACTGCCACCCCAAGCAGTCCGTTGGACAACCCATGCGCTGCCCCATTTGCCTACAGGATGTGGAAAGCTATGAAGATGCCGCCGACTGCTGCTTGCACACCCACCCCACCATGACTGCAGCTGCACGCCAGCGAGTGGCACAGGCTGTCGAAAATGGCACCCCCTGGCCTGATGCCGTAGCCGCCAACCTGCACCACTGACATGGCCCGCGGATCCAAACACGGCATAGACCGCAGCGAATGGGAGCAACGCCGCACGGAGTTTGTACGCCGCGGCCTGGAGCTGCCACAAACCAAGCTCATGCCTCTGGACGTGTCCGAGATTCGCTCAGCGGCACGCCAGCGCGAAAGGCTTCGCAACCACATCAAGGACAACCTGAGCAACGCCGCTCTCGCCAAGAAATTTGGCGTCCATGAGCGATCGATTGAGAAGGTACTGAGCCGCGAGTCATGGGGCCATGAACCATGACCTCACCCACCGAGCCATCTGGCGAAGCTGCAGATCAACGCAGCAATGGAGGTTCTGCGGCCGTGCAACCCCGTGCACGGTGGCCCGCAGCTTCACCTGATGGCTTGCTCTCATCAACCCACCAAGCCACCCACTGAGGTGGCTTTTTTGCACCCAACCAAAGAGGCCAACATGTGCAACTGTCGTGCAGATATCGAAAACAAGCTCAATGAGCATTACGCACAAAAGCTTGCTGGATCAAAGGATGTCGAGGCGAATCTCACGGGATACGCAATCACTCTTGGCGGAAGCCTCCGCATCCGCGCCTTCATGCCTGCCGAGATACGCCACACAGTCACCACCAAATCCACGGGGAAAGAAAGGCGTAAGACAGAAAAAATCAATATGTTTTTCAGTCACTGCCCATTCTGCGGCACCCCGCTTGAAGAGAAGAAAGTGCAGACAGCCACCCACTGAGGTGGCTTTTTCACGCCCACGCACCGGAGCCACACCATGCACCAGCACCCACCTGGCCGCCTGACCCTGCCCAGCGTTCTCCTGACGGACCGGGCCTTCGTCTACACCAACAGCGACGCCACCGACGTGCGCACCACCATGCAGCGCGCGCGGCACCTGCAGGAGCAGGAGGCCCTGCAGCGGCGCCTGGCTGCCGCCAAGGCCCAACCCGCCCTGCCCGGCATGCCCGAAGCCCCGCCGCGCCGCATGCGCGCCGGCCTGGCCCAGGGCCAACCCCTGGCACTGCCCCAGATATGAGCCAGATCCCACCCAGCGAACCAGGAGGACCACCATGGCCCAGGCATTCCGCACCTACCAAGTCACCGTCCTGGACGGCGGCAAGCACATCAGCTTCACCACCCAGCAGCGCAGCGGATTCAACGCTGCCACCTACGCACTCAGCGTCTACCCCTGGGCGCGCAGCGTCAGCACCAAGCCCATCAACAGCTACCGCGCTGCATGAGCTGCTGGCCGTCATGGCCCGCCAGGACCGCCGCCGCAGCGCGATTCTTAACGCTATCGAAAAGCAAGCAGCCAGCGCTTGCCGGCGCTTTGATTCTCTGCAAAACCACTTTCAAAACGAGCACCGGCAAGCGCTACGCGCTCCTAAATACAGGTGAAGTCATGCAAACCCACACCGTCACCCTCAAGCCCAAGCGCTACTGGAAACAGAACGCCGCCCTGCTGGCCAAGCAGGCCGAAACCATGAGCAACGACAAGCTGGCCGCGGCGCACAACGCCACGCCCAAGCAGATCCGCAACCAGCTGCACAAGCTGGGCATCAAGTCGCGCGCCGCCGACAACGCGACCGCCGCCCGCAAAGCGCATCTGCAGGCACTGGCCGCCAAGCTGACGGCCACGCAACTCGCCGACCGCGAGGGCAAGACCGTGAGCGCCATCCGCCAGGAGCTGACGCGCCTGGGCCTGAAGGCGGTACAGGTCAAGCGCAACGTGTGGGCTGACCGCCGGCCGCAGCTGGAGGAATACGCCAAGACCCACACCGCACAGCAACTGGCCGACAAATACCGCTGCGATGTCGCGCACATGTACCGCCTGCTGAACCGCTTCGACATTACCGCCCAGCCGGCAAAGCCAGGCCCGGAGCGCCGCACGCCCCAGCCCAGCAGCCCACGCAACCCCCGCCCATCCGGCGCACCCGCCAAAGCCGGCATGGGCACAACCCCCACACGCATCAGCATTACCAGCACCACGCCGGCGCAGATCGTGTGGCCACCCCACGTGCAGGTGCAGCGCATTCCGCTGCCAGACCTGCCGCGCAACCACCGCATCTGCAACGGCAGCAGCCGGGCGCCTTATCAACCCGGGCAGCACGGCCGCTAGATCACCCACCACCAGCACCGACCAACCGACAGGAGCACTCATGCAGCAAACCTTCCACATCGAGCACGCGCACATCACCTTCCCAGCAGGCCCGCCCATCCCCGGCATCGTCTCCGAACTGAAGGTGCAGGCGGACACCACCACCAGCGCATTTGCCAGCACCCACAGCCTGCAAGCCGTAGACCTGCCCGCCGCACCGGTGGCCCACGGTGCAATCTGGCCCGGCATGGGCGGCCACTTCATTGCCACGCTGCCCGCCCTGCACGGCCTGCCCGCCCGCCACCTGATCCTGGCCCCCGAAGAAAAAGACGAGCTGGCCTGGGGCCGCCGCGGCGAAGAGGTGCCGGGCGCCACCAGCCACCACGATGGCCGCGCCAACACCCAGGCCCTGCTGGAGCACGGCGGCCACCCCGCCGCCATCTGGGCTGCCGCCTACCAGGCCGATGGGCACAGCGACTTCTACCTGCCCAGCCGCTTCGAGCTGCTGATGTGCTGGATGGCCGCGCCGCAGCTGTTCCAGCAATCTGGCTGGTACTGGAGCAGCACGCAGT